CAGTGCCCTGCAGGAATATGAAAAAATGGCCCCGGAAGTCAACCCGGTCAGCTACCTGGAACGCTGCCTGGATATCCCACAGTTGGAAATGGTTGTAAAAATGGGATTAAGCGAGATCGCGGCGTCCATCGTCCGGTGTGAGTGCGGCATTATAGCAGACACAAATGCAAAACGGCTGGATAAATTCCTGGGGATCCGGAAAGAGCGGACACAGCAATTGATTAAAAGCAAGGGCAACTGTGCACTCCTAGAAGTTATGAAGATAGAAAAGAAGCTGAAACAGAACTGGACAGATGAACAGATCGAACATCTGGCGGTCACAAGACTGGGACAGGGACAGATCGAACAGGCATTACGGTACATGGGCATACAGAAGCTTCTGAACCGGATAGAACGGTATGCCGGATGCAGATATGAAAGTGCCTGCCTGCGTGCACAGGAACGGATCAGACACATGGCAGTAACCTACACGGATTACCTGGGTATGCGGCTGTCACTCGGGTATGACCTGACGAACACGGTATACCAACAGCCGAGGGATCTGGAAGCGGCACACAACAAGATGGCAGCAGAACAAAACAAGAAAGAGGCAGACAAACGTCTGCAGGAAGTAAAAAAGAGATTTGCAGGCATCCGGAACAGCTACCGGAAGCTCAGAAACCGGTATTTCTATGAGGATGATGAATATATCATCCGGCCGGCAAGGTCAGCGGAAGAGATCGTCATGGAAGGCAGGATCCTGCACCATTGCGTTGGCGGGGACAGCTATCTCGGAAAACACAATGACGGACAGACCTACATTCTGATGCTGCGGTTTGCAAAAGAACCGGAGATACCGTACATAACCGTAGAGATCGAGAGGGACACGCACCGGATCATCCAGTGGTATGGATCGCATGATCGCAAACCGGACAAGGAGCATATGCAGAAGTGGCTGGATGATTATGTGGGGCATCTGAAACAGAAAGATGCAGAAGCAAAGCAGAGGGCACAGAGCGTGGCGTAAGGAGGGAATCATGGAGTACACACAGATCACACTGAATGACTGGATGGAGATGAAACAGAAGCTGAAACAGGAACTGCTTGGCGTGAAGCAGTCCTTTGTCCGGATCGGGTACGCACTTCGAAAGATCGATGATGCGAAACTGTACGAACAGGACGGATACAAGAGCATTGCAGAGTTCGCGAAATCCGAATATGGCCTTGAAGGTTCCACGGTATCACGATTTATGAGCATCAACCGGGAATATTCCATAGACGGCTATTCCGAACGCCTGAAGCCGGAATATGCAGACTTCAACCGTTCCCAGCTGGAAGAGATGCTGAAGCTTCCGGAAGCAGACCGGGAGATGATCACACCGGATACCGCAAGAAAAGAGATCCGCGATATCAAGAAATTCAACCATGCAGAACCGCAGGAGGGCATTGCGGATGATGTAACGGATTTGATCCGGCACTTTGGGGAGGACAACGCAGAGACCCTGAAAAAACTGTATCAGTGCGGCGTAGCAGATAACCTGTATGACAATATCAACCGGCTGATCGAGATTGTGAACCCAGGCGGAAGCAGGAGCTACCGAAAAGGGCTGTTCTTTCTGATGTTTCACGAAGACTGCTTGAAGTATAAGAAATATGGTCAAACACCACAGAGAATGGAATACCGTGAATTTTTTGAACGGATCCTGGATGCTTTTGGCGATGAACCGGAAGAAGAGAAAATGGAAGGGGTGACAGAAGTTGAGCATGAAAAAACGGATAGCGAACCTGAAAGAGAAGTGGAAGAACTGGCAGCAGAACCGCAAAGAGATAGCAGAACTGAGAGAGAAGATCCTGAGAGCGGGGAACATGAACAGGAGCGAACTGGACAGCCAGATCCGAAAGTCGAAGAGCCGGAAAAAACAGTAATTTCGTCGGCGAAAAAAACGGAAGAAAAAGAAGAAACTGTTCCGGAAATCATTGAAAGTGAAACTGAAATTGAAGAAAGTGTTCCAAAAATCATGGAAAATGTGGTTGAAATTGAGGAAGACGTTCCGAAAATAAGCGAAAACGTAATTGAAACAGAGGTGAAAGTTACCCATCAGATTAAGCTGGGAGCGGAATTCTTCGACGATGCGGCAGCAGGAAGAAAGAGCTTTGAACTGAGAAAGAACGATCGCAATTACAAAGAGGGCGATATGTTAGAAATGGAAGAGATCAAAGACGGAAAGAAAACCGGGCGAAAATGCAGTAAGCGTATTGTATACATGATGGAAAACTTTGAAGGACTGGAAGACGGATACTGCATCCTGGGATGCGAATTGTTGTAAAGGAGAGGATGATACGATGTTTATACATTTGAAAGATTTTAAAAGACTGCTCAAACAAGCCTACACAGGTGTAGGCTTGTGCGTGGCACGAAGAGGGGATGATGTGCTGCTTGACGGTTCTGACTGGGTAATTGCCACGGAAAAAGAATCCATGGATAAAAAGCAGCTGGCAGCAGTTATTGAACTGACGGGAGAGCTTCCGGGAAAAGGAGAAGCTTTTAAGGCAACGACGGAAGAGAACCAGTACGAAATCGGCGAGGTCCACTGGGATATGATAGACAGAACGGATGCGGACAGAGAGGAAGAGGAGAAATTAACCGTGACGCCGATTGTGTTGGAAAGATATCCAAATGGAAAAGCCATGAGGGTATTACAGGCAGCAGACGGACTGGTAGAAGTGTTAAATGACAGATTCGTAAAAGCAATTGATTATGCATCGATGAACTTAGATTATGAGCATGAAGTCCAGGGACCGTTCGTTAACCCTAAATTTCCGAAGCAGGTGTACTGGAAAAGCGAAGCAACGACACTGACAGCTATCTTGTACGATAAGGACGAACTGAAAGAAAAAGATATCCTGGAGTATCTGCGGGATATAAAAATTGAAGGGTGAGTGGGAGAGAATGAACGACAATAAAAACTGCAACACATGCAGATACCATAGTGAGAATGGAACATGCAGATGCACAAGAAGCGAAGAATTCAGTGATGTAACAACAGGAACACATTGTTGTGATTGCTATCAGTTGAAAATGGAATATGACTGGAGAATGTCGGTGCTGGACAGGTTCATGAGAGGAGCGGGAAGATGAAGGATGAAAGCAGCAGAAAAAAAATGTGAAACGTAAAGCACATTACGACCATCTGGAGCAGAGCGTGGATGCTGAGGCGGCCAGAAGATTCCATGAGCCGACCTATTCACAGCGGACCCCGCACTATGTGAAACAGGTATATGAGCAGCTGGAACTGGCAGCAGGCCTGAGCGGGTTTGAGATTGCCGGTCTGAGGGACAGACGGACCGGCAAGGAGTATTACAGGAACGATGATGGGTTGCATGAACGAAAACAATAGCAAGGAAATGCATGAGGGGAGCGGACAATGGAAATCATAACAAAACTGGAACAGTACTATTCCATGAAGCAGGAAGCGAAAGACCTCCGGCAGAGGATTGAGGCAGGGGAGCGTTACCTTGTAGAGATGGAGAAAGAGGGGTGTCAGGTATCAGACACAGTGACAGGGACACGGAAAGACGGGACGATCGGAGCGATCTGTGTCACCGGCTTCCCAATTCCGGAATATGAAAAAATAAAAACAATGACGAAAAAGAGAATAGCAAGGCTGAAAATACTGGAAGAGGAACTGATGGAAGCAATGAACCAGGTGGATGACTTTATTAACAAAATCCCCAAGAGTGAACTCCGGATGATCTTTCGCCTGTACTATATTGACGATTATACATGGTTCAAGGTAGCTCACGTTATGAATGGCCGGTTCCCAAAGCGAAAAAACAAGTATACGGCAGACAGTTGCAGGATGTTACATAACAGATATCTGGAGAAAATTGAAAAAAATTAAAAAATGTTCGCTCACGTTCGCCTAAAGTATGTTACAAATAAAATGCAAGAACAGACAGACGCATATCTCCTGATGTTCGAAAAAAGCCGCCGATCCTCTTGGTGGCGGCTGACGGAATGTAGTTTAAGGGAAAAACATATAGCTTTACAGGCTGTAGACTCTGGTTCGACCCCAGATGTTCCGATCGGCAGTAGATGTTGCCGTTGCTGTGAATAATCAAATAATTTCTTCCTTTCAGAAATGCGAAAAGTGCCCGATAAAAGGCACTTTTTTGCATATTCTCTTAAAAAACGCTTGACATATGGTACACCATATGATATTATATATACATAAGGAGGTGAGATACAGATGAGCGATGAAAACAGAAACAGATCCGGAATCGACTGGAAGAGCTGGTTACTCACAGCGATCACGGATCTGACAATCGGGATCATACTTATGATCCTTGACAAAATCTTCTAAGATTAACTCTTAGAAGAAAGGAGAGGGGCGAAAGCCCTTCTCTGAAATAAATATAACACGAAGGCTCATCTGTGTAAAGTATGTTGTGGAAATTAGGGATATTTTTCATTGCGATCGGATTGGCGAAGATTGCGTGGTATCTGATCCAGAAATGGA